AAATTATCGCTTACTAATTAAGACGAATAGATCATCAACACGCGCTTCAAGTCGAGTAATTTGATCCTTAATCGAACTTCCAGAATTTGGCTTCAATTCTTGTAAATAAGATTTAATAACCCAGCGCAGACCCAGTAATAAACTTGTAGATACGGCGCATACTCCAACGGCTATGCCAACCCATTCGTTTGCGGTCATGACGCATTGATTCCATAATCCGCTTCGCTCCCTGACTTTGGATCTAACGCTTTCGCAATAGGCGCAACAATCGCACCAAGCATAGTTGCATAGGCTGGATGAATGTCAGCCACTATTGCTAGAGCAACTGTAATTCCACTAGCTGCGACAGCTCTCAAATATGACTTAATTGCTGCTTTGTGTTTTTTGGTCAGTTTCATTAATTGCCTTTCAGTAGTGGGATGTCGAACTTCTCGCCAGTTTGGTTTGGCTTAAAACTAATGTGAATGTGCTTATGGTGTGGATTAATGCCCCGATACTTAACCCAACGCCAAAGCGACTTACCTGAACATATTTTACCAGCGTGGATTATGTAAGATATACGCTTATCTTTTTTTGCTGTGAGTCGAAGTTGATCTGCCAGAGCATGACTAATCCCTTGCTCGTCAGATAAGCCAGCGTCAATATCGATCGCGCATACTTCACCTAATGGTCGTGGGTTATGGTCGGACTTCCTTGATTGATGCTTAAGATCACCGATCCATCCATCAGCTTTCCTGCTGCGATCCACGAAAGAATCATTTATTTGATCGCGTAAAGTATCAGCAGCTTTAGATAAATAAGGCTTCATTAGCCAAGTAGCAATTTTGCTTCATCAGCAGTTAAACCTAAGCGATCAAGAATTGCTTGGCGTTCGGCTTCTTTTGCTTCGGCTTCCGCTTTTGCTGTTGCTGCATTATCAGTATCTAATTTCATTTGAGCAATTTCCTCAGCGTTAGCATCCCTAACAATTTCCTCGCCAGTTTCGCAATTAACAATTTTTACCTGTGGTTTGAATTTACTCATTATTTCACCCCGTATAATATGTAAGAACCGCCTGAAACGCTTACTCCGTTTTCATTAGTTATGGTTATGCTGCTGATTGCGCTGGTGTTGATAAATGTTCCAGCACCTGTTCTATTTCCACCATTTGTTGTGCCTGTCCTTGAAGCACCAAATTCAAAATACTTATTCATAGCATTTGTATAATCAATTAGATTTAAATGAGCATAAGTATTTATATCACTTGTTGCCTCTAAATAAGTTGCAATAAAAGTTCGGCTAGTAGTAGCAAGTTGAACAGAAGAAGATTCAGCAGTAATACTATATTGTGTATAACTGCCAGATGTTGAGTTTCCATTTAATCTAAAAATTAATTGAGTAGCATTATCTAAAGTAAAAAAATCTCTTACAATTAGTTGTAAATTATTATAAGTTGCAGGAATTGAAGATATTGTTGTCGTTGATCCAGATAATGAACCTGATGCAATTACAGTCATTCCACCTGCTGATGGGCTTCCCCATTTTAACCCTGTTGCTGTTGTGCTGTCAGCAATTAAAACTTGATCGTTTGAACCAACCGCTAATCTTGCAACTGTGTCTGCTGCGGTTGCTGCAATAAGATCGCCTTTAGCATCAACAATAGTTTTAGCAATTGCTGCACCTGCATTGTTAAATACTGTGGTATCAATTGCAGTTCCAAGCGATCTAATCGCTGCTGCGCCATCTTTGACCAGCGCGGTATCGTCTGGAGTAGTCCAGCTATAATTGGTAGTGGTTGCCATTTTATCCTTTTCCTATGCGACTATTGTAGCGTATTCCCAAGTTAAAGTTGGGCTTAAAGTGTTCCATGCTTCGGTGGCTGGAGTTGTATTCCAACGCATCGCCACTTGGCTGAATGCAACTGGAGAAACATTGATTGTGAGAAACAGTTCATTGAACCGAGTGCTCCATGACCAGCCCTCAACATAGCCTTCAAAATCTCCACCTGAGATTTGATTGGGTAGGTTTTGAATATGAACTGGCATTCCCATAAATACAGCTAAAAGATCATCCCGATCTGCGTTATCAATTTCAGGGTTAGTGATTGGGAATGTAATCGATTGGAATGCTGGGATTGGATAAGCTCTTTGTGCTATGTATCGATCAGCAATAGCCTGAGCATCGACAGTTCCATGAACGCGAGAGTTAATCGTTTCGGCTTTGTAGCCATATAGGGCAATTGAAGCGGCATCTGTGGCATCAACTTGCTGATTGTAATTGCTACCATAATTAAGATAAATGTCATTTCTAACATCTGCTGAACGCATGATTGTAGACAAGCCAGCGCCTAACGCATGGCGAGCATCTAGTTCGACATAACCATTGTTGAGCAAATAATTCTGTCTATGGTCTGCATCTGCATAACCTATATTTCCGGCATTGTCCTCATAGATATAACCGAATGCTGAAGTTGCAATATCTGAAACAACATTGTAAATGCTGTCCGTAACATTTGATTGGGAACTCATTGTGTAAAGACCAGGTTGATCTATTTCACCAAGTCCTAGATTGACTGCATTTTCCCAAGTTTCGGTTGCATTATAAGTAGACCATTGAGAAGCTGCTGGCACATCATTCCAAGTTCCAAGTAACACACTTGAAAGAATGTCATAGATTTGGTTGCCATCTTCATCTTGAGAAATGTTGTCATTAAATACTTCTTTTGCAATTCGAGCAAGTGAACCCATTGCTAAAAGTGTATATTCGATAACTGTTGCGATAGATCCAGTAGCACCAGCTGAAACAGTTACATCCGTAATATCTCCACCAAATATACTTACATAACTTCCGGTTGAGTCTTTTACTTGTAGATCAAAAGAATCATTTATGTCAAAAGGTAAAGTTTGATTATTTAATGCAACCAAAGAAATCTGTATATAAGAAGGGAGTGCCTGTTGGTAAATATCTGTTCTACCTGATTGGTGTTGAACATCTGAAATGGCTATGTCAGTATAATCAACCCCACCGACAGTTAACTTCCAGTCTGGAGTAAAGACTGTCATTGTTAATTTACTCTATCTCTTAATGCGCTAACACTTCTAGCAGATTGAGCGTTTAAGGTCTTAGCAACAGCTCTGGCAGCACCTTCGCCATCTATGGCATTAATTGTTATATTGTTAATTTGACCCATACCACCACCGCCAAAATTACCAGTTGATGGAGCATAATTTGAAACTGCTGATCCACCTAGATCTCCACCGCTTGCTAATTGTGATAACCCATAAGTTGCAGCAACGGCAGTTAAAGCGGCAGCAGCAGCTCCTACTGAAGTTCCACCGGTAGCAAATGCGGTTGCCACAGCTGCACCAGCAGCAGCAGTTCGTAGGGCTTTCATCGCAGTAACTAAAGTCATGATTGCAGTAACAAATGCAACAATTTTAGATGCAACAAATACGCCAATAATAATTGCACCCAATACTGCTAATTCTTTTCTAATACTAATTACAAATTCAAGAGTTGATCTAATCTGCTCGCCAAATTGGAATGCGCCTTCAGTAGCTTCAGTTATGCCAGCGGTAACGCCATCCTCACCAGAGAACCCAGCAGCAAATGCTTGAATTAAAGGAACGGCTGTTTCTAAGAAATAATCTGCTAATTCTTTAACGATAGGTAATAAGGCTGTTCCAATTTGCTCTTTAGTTTCATCGACAGCGATTGTTAATTGTCTAAACTTAAACTCAGCATTGGTAGCTTCATTATCAATAAACCCTTGATAGGTTGCCCGCAGTTGATTAGTGGTTTCCTCGAAAGATTGGGTTCTAAGGGTGGCTGCATCAATTCCTAGACCTAACTTACCCAAAGCGGTATTTGACCCGTCATAAGCCCTTCCTAGGGCGTTTGTGACACTCTCTAGTGGCTTGCCTGTGGCTATGCTGATCTCTTGAGCCAAAGTCAATAGATCTTGAGCCTTAGTTACATCTTGAGTAGATCTGATAAGTCTTGAGAATGCAGGTCTTAAGACATCATCGGTTGTAGCTGTTGCAATAGATTGTTTAGTTATATATTTATCAATTGCTGAAATTTGATCTTCGGTGGCTTTAGTGCTTGATCTGATAACTTGCTCTAAATTCTTGCGACTCTTTTCATCCTCAGCTGCTGCCTTTACTGCTGATACAGCAAACGCGGTCGCTGCTGCTCCAACAGCTGCAAACGCCAATGCCGCCTTTTTACCAAAATCTATGATCTGGGCTGCTGATTTATCAACTGCTTTCTCAGCATCTTTTAAGCCTTTTTGTAAATTATCAATATCCGCAGCAAGTGCGATTGTTAATGGTTTAGCCATCATTTCCACTCACCTCTAACTTCTAGCACAGCCTTCTCAAATCTCTTAATTACATCCGGTAACATTTTCCTAATTGTAGGATAAATAAACCAACCCTTAGCACCAATACCACTTGGCGATTTACCAGACCAAACTGGGAACTGCTTAAATCTATTTGATCCAAATTCAACACCGCCACCAATTCCAACTTTAGGATTATCGCCCTTGCTGGAGAATTGAGTAGTTGCGCCACCACTTAGTTTTTGACTTGCTAAACCAAATCTAATCTCACCAAGTAAAGATGATTTTTTAACAGATCCGCCGTCGGCAATTCTCTTGGCAACCTTATTTGGTCGGCCGGAAGCAGCTCTACGGATTTCAGATAATTCATCTTGTGCTATTTCGCCTACTGCTCTTTTCATTTGATCTTGAGCAGCATCATCCATTTGGCGCAACACTTTAACGATAGAGTTTAATTCTTTTTTATCATAGGCTATTGAAGGAGTGGTCATTTGTGTCTATCCTCCAATATCTCTAACGCTGTTAAAACATCCGATCCATCTACCCATTCGCTCATTGGAATTTGAGTTGCTATTGACAACTGAACCAATAACCGACTAAGGCTTCCTACTGGATGGCTTTTGGGTTCACATCACCGACTTGAATATCGGCAACAGTTTCCATCCAAGCTTCATAAGGTTTGACAGCCTTACCAGCTGCTTCTCGCTTATGTGCGTGATAAGCCAAAAACATCAAATCATTAACACCGATCTTTTCAGATGCTTGGCTAATGATATTTCCTGTCTTTTGCTCCCACTTAGCCCACTCAGGCGGTTGGGCTGTGTAAGTTGCTTCCTCGCCTGAGTTATATGTAATTGTAATTGCTAGTTTCATTTGTTTGCTCCCGTTTTATTTCTTAGCTAAAAGATTCTGCTGGCACGCCAATTACTTGGAATGAAAGAGAAACTGTTTGTGCATCTGGTGCAGTTCCACCGGCTGATGGCCATACTGGTAATACTTGGAAAGTAAAGACTGCTCCTGATGCAGTTGTCATAACTGTGCTGATTCCGGTGTCTGGTGCTGACTCAGCAACGCCCCATAGAATCTCGCATAGAGATCCAGTTGCGCCCCAGTCGGCTAACATTTCAACATCAAATGTAAAGTTGTTATCAGTTACCTTAAAGACTTTTCCGTCTAGTGTCTGATAGGTCTGACGATCCATTTCGCCAGTAAGTGTTGCAGTTGTAGCTTGTGCATCGAAATTGTTACCGCCGATTGTGAAGGTAACATCCCGACCTGTTATAACGGTGGTAGGCATTTTCGCTCCTTATGTTGTTTGTTGATAATAGGTTGAAACATTTATATCAGACACCAACAAAGTTGATGCTCCGACTTGTGTAACTGTTGGTCTTTCGACCGATCCGACAATATATCCCGCAGGAATAATTGCCAGAATACTCATAAGTAATTGCTCGATATTATCGAGTGATGCTGGATTGCTGTTATATGCAACCGCAGCTGTGATTGTCATATTAACTCGACATCTAACAGATGACTTGCCAATTGTTTCAATTTCAAGGTAGGGAGACGATGGAACTAAAACAACTGCTGGTGGGATTACGGACTCAGGAACGAAACTGTAAACATTCCCAGCCACTCCTGCTAATGCAGTTGCAAGTGGCTGTCTAACGGATGAAAGAATTGTGGATGGTGGCATTATTGACAAATACCTTCAACATCTACATAAGGCCCGAGAATTCCTATTACTCTTGAATAAAGTGATCGACCCATCCTGTAAGGAGTCGCTGTAAAATCAACACCTTCTATTTGTCCGCCGGCTGCGACTCTTGATTGAAAGACTTCAACGGAAACAACGAAAACTGCTGATTTAATTGATTGATTTCCAACATAAGTTGATGCGCCTGTTAGTGTGGCACTTCCGCTTGGAATAACATTTGCTTCAATAATATCTGCGTTTGTAATACTAGCTGAAAAAGTATAGTCGCCAAGATTATCTGCTAATACTGTGCGAGTTCCGTTATATGGACTCAAGCAACCAGCAATAACTACCGATTGGCCTTCGGTAAATTCATGCACGCCAACAGTTGTAAATGTGGCAACATTATCTTGTAAAACTGTTTTTTGAACTGCGCTCTTAAATGTAACTAACATTGGCAAAATAGTGTTTTCGCTAGTGTCTATTATGCCATCTAGATATGTGTCATTATATAAAGCAGACGACACACCAAGCACAGATCGCAACTCGGTGGCTGTAATTATACTT